TCCCTCGTCACCAATCAGGTTGCCGACAGTCTTTAGCTGTTCCCATACCCAGTGGTACATCTTCCTGTGGGTGTTTGGGCCAGCAGGTTTGGGTCGCCAATCTGACATCTAGCCCCCAAAGAAAGTATTCAGCCAATCATTTAGCTGGCCTGTGCCACCATTGGCATTGTAAACGTCCCGCCATGTGGCGTAGTCATTAGCTTTGAAGTAAGCATAGCGACGGTCTGCCAGGGCACCTTCGTATCCTTGGGTTCCCAAAAACGCAAACTCCAGATCGTTGAGCGCAGCCATTATGACACCTTCAGTGTGTCTTCCGTTTCTTTCTGCTCAGGCTTCTTCCGCTTAGGTTTCTCCGCAGGTGGGGCGAAAGATTCCACGCAGGATACCGCGATGTTCAGCCGTGATGAGATGTCCTGGGCGGACATGCCCTTCTCAAAGCCGAGTTTAATCTGGTTGATGTCCTGAAAATTGGCACCGTTCTTCATCGAATACTCCTGGTTATTACGTGGGCCGCCTCTCTCTGTCATGTGGAGAGGACGACCCACGCCCCTAGTTATACCGTGTCAGCGACTTCTACGCCCACGATGTGCTCGTCTTCTACGCGGATGGCACCAAAGGTGCTGTGGCAGTAGATGCGCCAGGCGAAGCTGATGCTAGGGTCCATCTCGATTTTCGCTGAGATGTCCTTGTTCATCTGCAAACCCAGAGCCTTGCGAGTCATCGCGAAGCAGGTCAGCTGGTCAGCCGCGGGTGCCAGCAGGCGGGTAGAGACTACCCAGCTGTAGCCCATCCAGGACTCGATGTAGCCTTTGGAGGTCAAAGGCTTCAGCGCGTTGTAGTCACCGGAGGTGGCTTCAGTCAGCTGCAGCAACTTACGCGCCTGCTTGGGGCCAATCACAAACACCTTCTCTTCATCAGGGTCGATGTCGTTCGCCATGAACTTCTCAGTCACTTCAGTGACCATGTCATAGCTGATTTGCCCGGTGTTGTCGCCGACAACCTGACCGGCTGGTAGTGCGTTAGTCGCGCCGTCACCGTCAAGGGCAGTCCCCGTGGCCGCAGCAATAATCGCGTCGTCGTGGGCGCGGCGCATTGCCATACCCTGTGCGCGAGCGTAGTTGCTGTTGGGGTCGATGATCATCTGAACAATGTCTTCCTGCTCAGTCACATCACCAGTGTGCCAGGTCTGAGGAACGGAAACCCTGCGGCTCCACTCTGTCTCGTCATCGGGGGTGGCAACCTTGCGGGCCGTCTTCTGGGTGGCCGCAGTGGCAGCGATACGCTCCCAGTTGTGAGCTTCAGATTGAACGGAACGCTCCATCACCCAAGGGCGAAGGCGGGTAATGCCCTGCTGGGCAAGGTGTCGAACAGTTGATTCGTAGGTGTTGACGTACACCTGGGGTATTGTTGCGCTCATGAGAGTATCTCCTCTGTAACAGGCGCTAAAGGGTAAGGTTCAGCAGGTACTCCTTTCGGGCCTGTTTCAGCGGAGCCATTTGTGGGGCTGTTTCCAGTACTCCCAACCACGCTAGGGGTAACTCTACCCCTGCGCGGGTGGGTTTGCAAGTGCCTGATATTTGAGCATCTGTGCCCTTAAATCCGCCTGGCGTGGGTCGCCGCTGTCGAAGTACGCCGGGTTGTTCAGAATCTCACCAATGCGGGCGGAGGCCTCGGTGGGTGAGACCGTCGCTGTCGGGGAGGCGCCGTCCTGGTTCACCGGGTTGGCTTCCGACATAAACTGGGTCGCCGTCTGGTGTAGCCACTTCAAACTCTCAGCCGTCAGGGTCTTACCCTCAAGCATGTCCCGCATCGCCTCGGGCGCGCCAGAGGCCTCTAGCCAGTTCTTCACGAGCAGTTCGTTCTGGGGTAGGGCCTCGCCCCACTCCGCTGCTAAAAGCTCACGCTGCTCCTGCTGGGCCTGCTGAGTGGCGGTGCTGGTTGACAGCTGCTGCTCCGCCACCTTCTGGGCCAGGGTCTGGAACTGGCTGTTGGTCATGCCCGCCTCGTGCGCGTACGCCTTGAGGTCGGCCAGGGCGCCGTCGTCCCACTGGTGGCCCTCAAGCTCCGCGGGGAGGTAGTCCTCTGCCTTCTCAGGCCGACCCAGCTTGCTCATGATGTCCGCCATCCCCTCGGCATCCTCGGGGGTGGGCAGCCTGGCAACGCCCGGCACATCGGCCAGCTTGCCGTAAAACTCAGCCTTGGCCTCGTCGCTGGCGTCAGCGTTGGGGATGCGGATGCTGGTGCCGACCACCTGGGCGGCGTGGGCTAACTTACCCACCGCATCGTCGAGGTTCTCTGCCTTGCCCAGGAAGGGCGCATCTCGTAGTTGTTCGGGGAGGGATTCCCGCCAGTCAGTCGTTTCCATCTAATGCTCCTGTTTGCACGTCTTTCAGAAATTTATACGCATCGCGCTGGCCCACCGCATAGGCGGTCAGCTCGGGGGTGTCGCCCAGCAGGCTGAAGGTGTCCCAGACACCCTCCAGCTCGGCGACCAGCACCTTACCGTCTGGTGTGTTCAGCAGCGCCTTCATGCGCTGCAGGTCTCTCAGCCGAGACTCTTTAGACTGCGGCAATGCTAGGCTCCCCGCCGCGAAGCTGCTCGGCCTGACCTAAGTCCTTGGCCGCCGCTGCCTCTGCCTGCGCGGCTTCCGCACTGGCCTGGCGTTGCTGTTGCTGTCGCTTGTCGTCCATGTCCGCCTCGACGTCATCCTTCGACCGGGTGAACTCCGTGGGCAGGTTCAGCTGCTCTGCGGCTGCGCGGGCAATCTTGTCGTAGTTAGGCACCAGCATGACCTTCTCGGCCTCGCCCCCCATCTGTGCAATTAATTGCAGCTGAGTGATCCAACGCTCGATGGACGCCGACTGGTCGAAGCGCATAGAGCGGCTTAGCGGCCCGATGTAGGCAACATCGTACGAGAGGTCGTCTACCCCCTCTGGCAGCTCGCCAAGCTCTCCTGCGCGATACAGGAGGTTGAACGTGCGCTCTATGAGTGGGTTGAGCATGTCCTCCTTCAGGCGGGCCATTGTCGAGCTGAGCAGCCGCTGCATCAGCTCATAGCGGACCTGCACCTCGGTGGCCGTCATGGCGGGAGACTCTTTCAGCTCCAGCTGGTCGATGTAGAAGTACCGGCGGATGGCAGACTGCAGCCTGACGATGGTGGACTCCACCGCGTCAAACCTCGCGGCTGACTCAAACGCCTTGAACGCGTTGATGTCCCTGACGCTGTTGACCGCACCGGGCGACAGGTCGAGGTCTGTCAGCAGGGCGCGCTCCTGTGCCAGGATGGCCGGGTCGATGACCTTCTCCCGAGACTTGAGGTCCAGCTCCACCAGCTGGTTCAGGCTGAGAATGTCAGCGATGGCGTAGTGCGCAGGGCTGTGGCCCCACATGGATTCGTCCGTAATCTCCCACCGCGGGATAAACGCAGGCATCTCGTAGTACCCGCCCTCTTGCAGTGGTCCTTCATCAGGGTGCTGACGGCAGACGTAGGTCCACCCGTACGGGCGGTTCTCAGGCGTCAGCACGGGCGCTGTCTGGTTCAGCTTGTCGTGGCGGGTGAACACGCAGAACACCACCTCGAACGTCGCGTCACTGGCCGCCTCATACGCCGTTTTAATCTTGTCAGGGACATTCTCCAGGCCGAACTTCCCCACAATCTTGGACGCCCGCCACTGGAGCAGCCGGTAGAAGTTCAGACACTGCCCCTTGTCGTCAGGCTCGAAGTAGGTCTGCTTGAGCGGCACGGCGGTAAAGTCCACCCCCTGCCAAGGTTCGGTCAGGTCAACCCGCGGCTCCTCAATCAGCGCGGCGGTGCCGAAGCTGGTCAAGTTCCTGTAGCAGATGTTCGCCTCCAGGTTGAAGTTGGAGTCCTGAAGCTCGTCGTAAATCCGCTTGGCGGCTGACTCCAGCCAGACCTTCGCCGCGTGGTTCTCGTTGAGTTCCTTCTTCCTGTACCGCATCTCGAACCACTGGATGGCCGGGTTGGTCGCCGCCCCGTGCAGGGAGGCTGCCAGCTGGATGTGGGCCTGGACGGCGGTGGCGTCGTACAGGTCGCGGTGGCGCCACTCGACACCGTGCTCGCCCGCGCTGTCGCGGAACATACGCCCACGGTAGGGGGCGACAAAGCGTTCGATGACGTCCCACACCTCTTCGGCTGTGCGGCGCTCTGAGTGCAGTGCGTTAAAGCGTTTGATTATCTCTTCAGGTTTCATCCTATCGCCCTCTTGGCTGTGAACTTACGTCGGGCGTAGTCCGGTTTGAGGTTAGCGGGGTCGTACGCCTGCGCGGCGTACCGTACCATATCTGTAGAATCTGAGGCATAGTCGTGGAGCGGCTTCTCCTTGAACACGTTGTTCTTATCGTCAAACTGTCGCCTGTAGGACTGTAGCATGTCAAGCACGTGCAGTGTGCCTGGCGTCTCGTTGACGTGGAGGATGCGCAGGAAGCTGCGCAGGTTGTCAATCCCGTCGGCCAGGTCGCCCCGCGGGAGTACCTCGAAGTTGAGGCCCATGTCCTGTGCCCTGTCCACCATCCGCAGGTTGTCGCTCGCCCAGTCGGTCTTGTGCAGGTCATGCGGCCCGAAGTGCCACTGGAAGAGGTAGTCCTCCTGCCACCGCCGGATCTGCTTGAGGTAGTACGGCAGTCCCTTGTTCCTGTCCTCGTAGGCGTCCATGAGGATGGGGTGCCCCGTCTCGGGGTGTGCCATGAACACACCGATGGCGGTCTTGTCCGCCACCCCGATGTCCCAGGCCGTCATCGCCATCCCGTCGGTGATGGGGTAGTGACCCAGCCGGTTCGTGCGGATGTTGTTCACCTCGTCGGTGAAGTACGCACCCTGGAGGCCACCCTCCCAGCTGACGAAGTATTCCTGCTGCAGGAGGGACTCGTCCATCCCCTCGCGGCGCTCCTCGTCCAGCACCTCGGGCGAGATGATGGGGGTGCCGTCCTCGCGGAAGGTCTGCGTGATGTCGCGCATCTCACAGAACCAGTTGGGTGATGTTTCGTTGTTCTTGAACATCCGGTGGAAGTGGTTGTGACCGCGTGGGGTGGAGATGAAGATCGCCCAGCCGTTGTTCTCCGCCAGCATGGGACGGATGTACGCCCACGCCAGCGGGTTGGCGATGGCGTACTCTGAGAACACCACACCGATAGGGTTGGCACCCACCAGGCTGTCGAAGTTGTCTGAGCCTACAATCTGGATGACCGAGCCGTTCACCAGCTCGATGAACATCTCCTGGTCCAGGGACTTCTTCCTGATTTCCTTGGGGATGGCCTGGTCGATGACCTTACGCCCGTGGCGGTCGATACCGTTCCAGATGACCTTGCGACCCTGGAGGGCGCTGGGCAGCATGTGCCAGTACACCCCTGGCTTCTGCATGGCGGCGGTAGCGAGGTAGTTGATTGCAAAGGAATCTTTGCCCGCCCGGCGGTGCCAGCTCAAAGCTGCCCGCTTGGTGCCCCCCTGCATCGCCTCCCATACCGGCATCTGGTGCGCCATCGGGGTCCACTGGTTGGGGATGGTGATTTCAGGCATCGGGTACGTTGACCTTGACCGGGGTGAACTCGCCCTCAAGGATGTTGTCGGTGGGGGTGGTTGTGGGGGTGTTGGGTGCGGCGTTGACGGTGAAGTTGTTTATCTTGATGGTCAACCCGGCTTCCTGCGTCTCATCAGGGGTGTAGTCCCCCGCCTGACGGTTGAGCAGGTCCAACGCCTTCAGGCTGACACTGGGGGCCTTGACCTCGGCCCTCTTGGCTATCCGCCATATCATGGCGCGTCGGGCCTCCAGGCTGGGGCCAAGGCGTAACTGGGTCAGCTGGGTGTAGAGGGCGAACAGCTGGATGCCCTTGCTGGAGCCGAGGGCCTTGTTGATGGTCGGGTAGCTGGTGTTTAGCTGGTCGATGATTTCCGTCTTGCTCTTCCCCTGGAAGAACTGCTCGACAATCTGTCGGTGCTTCAGCGGTAGGCTGCGGGCTGCTGTGCCGAGCTGTTGGGTGAGGGATTGAATTTCCTCGTCGTGGTCGTCACCTGCGGATGTCGGCTCGACATAGGAGGCCGTCAATTCCTGGCGCTCGAAATCGTCTTCGGTGTACTGCTCGAATATCGCTGGGTATTCCATTTTTGGGATGTTATCCGATTTTGTTGGGTTTGGGTAGTTGTTGAAAATTTTAGTTAACAGGGCGTGGGGCTGTCGGAGTACGGATGGGGACCAGTCAGTGATTAAGGCGGGGGGTGCGCATCCGCGGGGTGGGGGGTCGTTTGTCACCTGGTAGAGAAAAATCTGCTAGCCTCAGCTGTTAACCCTGTAGGCTGTCAAAGTTTTGGGCTGTTAGTTTATAAAAACTATGCAGAGCGGTCAGTGTGACCGGCTGCCATCCGCAAGGCCGACAGGCTACCGGCTGTCATCCCCAGGCTGCCATCCGCAAGGCCGACAGGCTACCGGCTGCCATCCTGTCATCCCCAGGCTGCCAGTACCAGGCTAGCGGCTGCCAGTACCAGGCTAAGAGGCGCCAGGCTACAACCGGCACCATATACACAAATCCACAAAAAACACAAAATTCCCTAAAAGTCTTTTATACCC